TCTTGGAAAGAAGAAAAGAGAGAGAATCTCAAAAAACAAATAAATAAATTTATTAAAAATTAAAACTATGGATGAATCGCAAAAGATTTTGTCTGACATTACTGTCTACATGAAGTACGCAAAGTTCGTTCCCGAACTAAAAAGAAGAGAAACTTGGGAAGAACTCGTAACAAGAAATATGAATATGCACATCAAGAAATATCCAAAACTTGAAAGTGAAATTAGAGAGGTATACAAATACGTGTATGCTAAAAAGGTATTACCTTCTATGAGATCAATGCAGTTTGGTGGTAAACCAATTGAAATTAGTCCAAATAGGATCTATAACTGTGCATATCTTCCTATTGACTCATTAGATAGTTTTTCAGAAGCGATGTTCTTACTTCTTGGTGGAACCGGAGTTGGGTATTCTGTTCAAAAACATCACGTGGATCAACTTCCTGAAATCAGAAAACCAAATTCTAACAGAAAAAGAAGATTCTTAATTGGTGATTCAATTGAAGGTTGGGCCGATGCAATTAAAGTATTATTCAAATCTTATTTCGGAGAACAACTTTCAACTCCTGAGTTTGATTTTTCAGATATCAGACCAAAAGGTGCTCAACTTGTCACATCAGGTGGTAAAGCCCCCGGTCCTCAACCACTTAAAGATTGCTTACACAAACTTCAAAGTATGTTGGATGCAAAACAAGATGGTGAGAAACTTGAAACAATTGAGGTTCACGATATGGTTTGTCATATTGCTGACGCAGTTCTTGCCGGTGGTATTAGAAGAGCTGCACTTATCGCTTTATTCAGTGCTGATGACCAAGAAATGATCTCTTGTAAGTCAGGGGCTTGGTGGGAAAACAATCCACAAAGAGGTAGGGCAAACAACTCCGCAGTTCTTTTAAGACATAAGATCACAAAAGAATTCTTCTTGGATCTTTGGAAAAGAGTTGAGGCGTCAGGAGCGGGAGAACCCGGTATATATTTCACAAATGATAAAGATTGGGGAACTAATCCTTGTTGTGAGATCGCTCTCAGACCTAATCAGTTCTGTAATCTTTGTGAGGTTAATGTATCTGATATTGAATCTCAAGAAGATCTTAACAATAGAGTTAAAGCGGCGGCATTCATCGGAACACTTCAAGCGGGATATACAGATTTCCATTACTTAAGAGACATTTGGAAAAGAACAACAGAAAAAGACGCACTTATCGGTGTATCTATGACAGGTATCGGATCAGGTGTTGTATTGGGATATAATATGAAAGAAGCCGCAAAATGTGTTAAAGAAGAAAACGCAAGAGTTGCCGACCTTATCGGAATCAATAGATCCGCAAGAACAACAACAGTAAAACCTGCGGGAACAACATCATTAACTCTTGGAACTTCATCCGGAATTCACGCTTGGCACAATGATTATTATATCAGAAGAGTTCGTGTAGGTAAAAACGAATCTATCTACACTTATCTATATATTAATCACCCTGAACTTGTGGAAGATGAGTTTTTCAGACCACACGATACGGCGGTTATCTCTGTCCCACAAAAGGCACCTGAAGGAGCTATCCTCAGAACAGAAAGTCCGTTCCAACTTCTTGAGAGAGTTAAAAAGATCACACAAGAGTGGGTTAGACCCGGACACAGAAAAGGAGAAAACACCCACAATGTATCTGCAACAATCAGTTTGAAACCTGAAGATTGGGAACTTGCCGGTGAATGGATGTGGGAGAATCGTGAGTTCTATAATGGATTATCAGTATTACCTTATGATGGTGGAACTTACACTCAAGCTCCATTTGAAGATTGTGATAAAGAAACATTTGATAGAATGTATAAAACACTTCACTCAATTGACCTAAGCAAAGTTGTTGAACTACAAGACAACACAGATCTCAGCGGTGAACTAGCTTGTGCGGGTGGTGCATGTGAAATTAAGTAATCATATGAAAAACATAGATGACAAAATAAGGGAGAAGGGAAAACTTCTCCCTTCTTTATACTACATAAATGAAAAAGGTTTGTTAGTATTTACTGAAGAATACCATCTTCAGAGGGGGGATTGTTGCGGAAAAACTTGTAAACATTGTCCTTTTGAACCGGTGGGAATAAAAGGTAATACAAACGTAAGAGATGATCTCAGAAATAATTGATATTTGTAAAAATGTTATTGAATTCATAAGACAGAGGGATGAAGTAGAAAAAGAAAGTATTGAAAAGATATCCAATATTTTGAATGATATATCCAATGTATTGAATGATACTGCTGAGAAATTATTAAAAGATGAATATCCCCACGATAATTGTGTGATAATGCAAAGGTTATCTAAGGATTTACATACAAATTTACTGGGTTATTTACCGAAAGAAGAGATTGATATATTGTATAATGCTCTTATGGAATCATCTATGGTAGAAAAACAATTTGCGTTAAGGGGAGATCCGGACACTATTCCATCAATTGAAAGGGCGTCCGGGGAATTTAAGGCGATGTCAATGGTAATAAAATTTAGAAAATCTTCACCAAAAAAATAGAAGTGAATATTTATCGGTATGGCTAATGGAAGAACATTTGGTATTGCGTTTCCGTTTAATGACTCAACAACCGGTAAATATTTAAAACTTACTGAGACGAGCGACGATGAAATAAGATCAAATCTTATTCATTTATTATTAACTAGAAAAGGTTCTAGATATTTTTTACCTGATTTTGGAACAAGATTATATGAATATATCTTTGAACCATTGGATAGTCCCACTTTTAATAATATAGAATCTGATATTAGAGATGCTTGTGAAAAGTTTATTCCTAATTTAAGAATTACCGATATTTCAATTACTGCGGCATCGAGCGAAGAAGAAACAATTTCAGTGACAACCGCTGGAAATACAATAAATAAAGAATTTTCGATGCCAAATCAGGGTCAAATTGAATATACCGCAAAGGTTAGAATTGAATATACTGTGACAGATAGTGTTTTCGGTAGTAAAGATTTCGTTATAATTAATATTTAATAGTATGGCAGAAAAAAGAATATCATATACAACAAGAGATTTTCAATCTATAAGAACTGAATTAATAAATTTTGTTAAAATTTATTATCCTGAATTGGTTGATAATTTTAATGATGCTTCCGTTTTTTCTGTTTTTTTGGATTTAAACGCTGCAGTATCCGATAACTTACATTTTCATATTGATAGAAGTATTCAGGAAACTGTCTTACAATACGCTCAGCAAAAATCTTCCGTATTTAACATAGCAAGAACTTATGGATTGAAACTACCAGGACAAAGACCATCTGTTGCTATGGTTGATTTTTCCATAACAGTTCCGGTTTTTGGTGATAAAGATGATGAAAGATATGAGGGAATATTGAGAAGAGGAAGTCAGGTCTTGGGCGCGGGGCAAGTGTTTGAAACAGTCTATGATATTGATTTCGCATCTCCATATGATGCGAAAGGGTTTCCAAATAGATTGAAAATACCAAACTTCAACGCTAACAATATCTTGATTAATTATACTATTGTCAAAAGAGAACTTGTTGTTAATGGTATAACAAAGGTATTCAAACAATCAATCTTACCCTCTGATGTGAGACCATTTTATGAGTTATTTTTACCTGAAAAAAATGTTTTGGGTATAACTTCAGTTATTCAAAAAGACGGTACTAGTTATGCTAACGTCCCTACCTCTCAAGAATTTTTAACTAATGATGGTAGATGGTATGAAGTAGACGCTTTGGCTCAGGATAAAGTTTTTGTTGAAGATCCTACAAAACCATCTGATGATCCGGGAATAAAAGTTGGTAGATATCTTACCACTAGTGATAGATTCATAACAGAATTCACACCTGAAGGGTTTTTGAAAATGACTTTTGGAGGTGGAAACACATCTGCGGAAGACCAATTAAGAGAATTTGCAAGATCGGGAGTTAATGTTCAACCTATGCAATCTTATTTGAATAACTTTTCTTTAGGTAGCACATTGAGACCGAATACGACTCTATTCATTCAATACAGAGTTGGTGGGGGTTTAGGGACAAATATTGGTGTTAATGTGATAAACCAAGTAGGAACTGTTGATTTTTTTGTTAGTGGTCCTTCACAAGATATTAACACGTCAGTTATTAATTCTTTAAGTTGTAATAATATAACCGCGGCAATTGGAGGTTCCGGATTACCAACATTAGAAGAAGTTAGAAATTTTGTTTCATTTAATTTTTCGGCACAAAACAGAGCGGTCACAATAAATGATTATGAGGCTTTGATAAGAAAAATGCCGGCACAATTTGGAGGCCCTGCAAAAGTTGCGGTCGTAGAAGAAGATAACAAAGTTAAAATTAAGATATTAAGTTATGATACCTCCGGAGCACTAACTCAAATTGTATCAAATACTTTGATATCAAATATCGCCGAATATCTTTCAAATTATAGAATGTTAAATGATTACATCTCTGTTGAAACTGCGGATGTTATTGATTTGTCAATTGATATCTCGGTTGTATTAGATTCAAGTCAAAATCAAGGATCTATTATAACATCTATAATTAATAAAATAACCACTTTTTTTAACCCCTTATCAAGGCAGTTGGGTCAAAATATTAATACATCAGATTTAAATAGAATCATTCAAAATGAAAATGGGGTTATGTCTATAACCTCAATACAATTCTTTAATAATGTTGGTGGGCAATATTCATCTTCTGAAACATCTATGGCGTATGAAAATGCGGAAACAAGAGAGATTAAACCTGTAGATGGGACTATTTTTGCATTACCCAATCAAATTTATCAAATAAGATTCCCTAATAAGGATATTAGGGTTAGAGTTAAGAATTTCCAAACAGTTACCATATCATAATAATTTATTTATTCTCATAATGGTTTATGTTTAGTTATTACGCCTGTAAAAAACAGACGATTAACTATTTATAAATTAAAAGATTTAGATGGGTAAATCATATAGGATAAGAACCACACCCGGTGAAGATAAAAATATCGTTGTCCAAGTAGATCAAGATTTTGAGCAGTTAGAAATACTTTCACTTAAAATAAGACAGACAGATGTTTACGATAGAATGTGTTCTGATTACGGTATTATTGCGGGTAGAGTTTTTGCTAACAGAGGGTATGGTATTCCAAATGCGAAAGTTTCAATTTTTATTCCGGTATCTGATGAAGACGCTCAAAATCCGGTTATTTCTACGATTTACCCGTTCAAAACTTTAGAACAAACAAATGAAGATGGGTATAGATTTAATTTATTACCTTATTTACCATCATATCCAGGGCATGTTCCAACTGGCACTTTTCCATCAAGATTAGATTCAGTTGTTGATCAAACCGCCATAGAGATTTATGACAAGTATTACAAATATACGGTAACCACAAACGAAAGTGGTGATTATATGATTTTCGGAGTTCCTCTTGGAACTCAAACAATCGTAATGAATGTTGATTTATCGGACATTGGTGCGTTTTCGTTATCTCCACAAGATTTGATAAGAATGGGGATGGCAACTGAAGAACAGTTTGACGGTGTTAAGTTTAGGTCATCTCCAAATTTTTATGAACTACCTCAAATTATTGTTATAAATAAGACGATAGATATCCAACCATTTTGGGGTGAACCAGAAGTTTGTAGAATTGGAATTACAAGAACTGACTTTGATTTAAGTGCGGAGGCGAATATCGATATCCAACCTACGGCTATTTTCATGGGATCTGTCATGAGCACATTTGATGTTCCTATGAATAGGGATTATGTATTCACAAACGAGTTTGGACAGCAAGTTTTGTCGGATGATCCAAGTATTGGGATACCAACAAAAGGTAAATATAGGTTTAAAATCAAATGGCAACAATCTAGTAATTTGAATGAAGATTATAAAGTTGGATATTACTTGGTGCCAAATATTAGAGAAAGAGGTTGGGGGGCAAACGTTGACCCTGCAACACTTTCACGCACAACACCTGAATGGAATGATTTTCAAAAATCCTATGGTTTCAGTTTAGATTGGAGTGGATACACGACAGGATTAATTAACCTGAATAATAGAGATATACGAAATGCGATAAATTGTGAGGATACTTTTTATGAATTTGATTATAATAAAGTGTATACAGTTGCCGGACTTGTGGATAACTATAAAATAACTCAAGCAAAATCAAATTTGATTCAAAACTTGTTTTTTAATGTTAATCACAGAGAAAGATTTGTTGGAATAAAAAGAATTGAGGATGATACTTGTGAAGACACGACAAATAGATACCCTGTTAACGATGGGGTATTTAGAGCAACATTGATATGGCGTGTTTTCGATTTTCTAATTGCGTTAGTGGGTCTTATTGGGCTTGTTATTATAGTAGTATATTCTATAGTCGCATTTGTTTGGAATTGGTTGAAAGTCTTTTTGGGTGTTTTTTTAGTGTTTATGTTAGGAAAAGAATCCGCGACTTGGTTTGTAAAGTTTGTCACCCCATTAGTTAGTGGTAATGCCGGAGGTCCTGTTATTATATGGGATTGGAAGGCGTTTGCTTTTTTCATTTTATATGCGGGATTGGCTGTTGCTATGGCGGCTATTTTCGCTAGATTATTAAACTACAATTTCAAACCTATAAAATTACCAATGCTAACTTATCCGGATTGTACTAGTTGTGATTGTTCTGGTGGAAACTCGGATGGAGGGACTACTTTGGGCGGAGATGAAGGTGACCAAAATAATACTACCGAAAATTCCGGAGCAATTAAAAATCCTCAATATAGTTTAGGTGAGTATTTATCCTCTGATTGGGAAACGGTAGCCCCTGTTTTCACAGGTCAAAATGGATGTCAAGTTTTTTGGCAAGAAGAGGATATGTCGATTATGACCCCACTAATTTTAGGTTCAGAGTTAAGTAAAAATAAAAAAAATAAAGCGTTCAAAGTTACACCCAAATACGTAATAAAACAAGGAAGCAATCAGAGATTTTTCACTAATAGTTTACCTTTAAGTGAAATTATAAACTTATATAATTTAAAGGCTAATTATTTTTACAATCAAAAAAATTCCTGTAATAGTATCGGTGTTAGAGTAGAACCTAGTTTGAATCCGCAGTCCAACGTACATATGGACAATGTATTAGTTTTTTTTAGTGAAATGGAAAATGATCAGGTGATTCCTGGAACTATGTATTCATTTGTAAATCCTGAACTATCTAAAGACACTAATGATATTTCAGGAGGAACTGGCAACTCAACTATTAAAGGGATAACAGGGACTACAAATTATTTATCTCAAGTCACAATAACATATGCCGATCCGCAATCACCGAACCAACAAAATTTTCAAACTACATATCAATTAACGGCGTCCGCGGTAACAACCAATCTTTTTTATAATTATAAATCAGATATTGAGTATTACCAAGTCATCACTGCAATAACTTATTCTGAATTTTTAAATTTGGTTCCATCTAATAATTTAATACAAAATTCTTTTGGTTATTTGATGAAAAGTGGTGAAACGAAATTATCAAAAATAGACCATTTCGGCGAAGACGGAAGAAATGAATGTGGTTGTGACTTTTGTAGTAGTAAATGGAATGTGTCAAATGTAAATATACCGTATAGATCTTACATTAACCCGGCAACTAAAGTCGTTTTCATGATGAGGGGTGTTGATCCATACTCACCAAAATATGAAACAGAAGTTTCATTAGATAGGATTTTAGGGTATAACACAAATTACTTAAATGGGTCAAATAATTGGCAATTTAAGATAAAGGCTAATCTAAGATTGAATATTCCGATACAAAATCCGACAGTGAATACTAATAGACATATAGTCCCTATACATGATAACTTCACAACTACAAATGGTATGATAGATACATCTAGTGATCAATACTTATTTTATCCATCATACTTTTTTAATCCGGACCAAACTAAATTCATTAACTTCACGACAAATCTTCACCGGTATTATTCTGCTTTGGATTTCACTAAATCAACCTATGAGGTTGAAATTGGTAATAATAGAACACAACTTAGTTCTCATGCTAGATTTGTTAGTGATTTCAACAGTGATCGTGACTCACGGGTTAATAACACTTTTACTTGTACTAATATTACTAATATTTCAACAAATGCTTTCATTCAAAACGGGGCGCCTTTTGCTTATGATAAATACAACAATGAAGATTCTGTTGCGGGGGGGACTTTCATGTACAGAGGATTATTTACGTGGTATCAACCCTGTTTCATTAGTAATGATGTAGCTTTTGGACCATGCCTAAATTTGTCTCAATTTACCAATATATGGACGGCTTTTGATATTTGTAGAGGATGGTCTGAACCAACTTATTTCAGTTTTATTTATGATTCATCAATAAATTTGAATTTTAATGACGCTAATAGAATTGTTATGAGAACGGACAGGTTACCTTCAAGTAGTACGTTGGCTAAATTTTCAACCGGTGCGACAAATCCAACATCTACTAATGCAAAAGGTGAAAACACATCTATTTTCGTTCAGAATGATAGCTTTTCGATGTACCAAATTACTGAAGAGGGTGTTTTATCTATTGGAGGTGGAGTCCCAACTCCTCAATATGGTGAGGGAGAAGTTGTTTCAGGGTCAAATGAGTTTTATGGTAATGTTTTTAGTACATTCGATTGTGAAGGTATGGTTGAATTAGATTGCTATGAACAATCAGGATTAGAGTTTAAAGTTAATCCAACTTGTTCGACTAAAGATGTTGTTGAAAATGGGTGTTATGTTTTCGTCAAAGAACCATTGATAGGGTTATTTAAACCAAAAGGGAATACTGATTTAGATAATTGGTCTGAGTATATTATGAGGTATCGTTTCTTTTATGGATTATGTCAGGGGGTATTTTCAACTGTTTTCATAAATAATTGGGTGAACGGTAACCTATTTGCTTTTTCTTTCAAAGTTGACACTTTTTATAACTCATTGAATGAAGTTTATAAAAGGGTGTATCCGAAAGATGTTATAGTTTTACAAGAAGATAGTAATAATTTTTACTATAGATCATCTCCTGTTCAGTATAGTTCTCAATTATCTACAACACCAAGATTTATAGGGTCACAAGGTGGTCAAGAATCCGATGGACAAAATACAAGGAACTTGAAGTATCCGACAACACTTCTGAATTTGGGACCAAGAGATGGATTCCTTAAGTTTTTAACTATGAATTCTAATTTTGATGGTTATAACATTAATCAATTACCACAAACAACTTATAGTGATTTATCTGATATGATAAACTTTTTTTCAGTTATAAGATTGTTAGATGTTGGATTTTGGGATGGGTTTGTTAGTAGAAACCAACTTACAAAACTTTTTTCTAGAGGAAGTTTCAAGAATTCAGCAAAAGTCGATGGGGATTTTGCGCAGTCAGCATCCGTAAATTCAGAATTAGGTGTTATACCATTTGATTCTGAATATTATTCAAGTTCAGGACCCAATCCATCACTAATTTCTGCCGAAGGATTCAAAAAAGAAAGAATGATGGGTGTTTATTATTATTCACCTTTGGATGATCTACAGATAAGAGATTTAATTTCTCCTATGAGAATTATAAGATATAAAAATATTTCACAAAATCAGTTTTTTTATCAGAACTTGTCTGAAAAATCCCAAATAGTACCAAATTATAAATGGAGAATAGATAGTGCGGGAACCACAATTTTCGGAACTCAGAGAAATACTTGGGCAACAAATTCAGGTGTCATTAGAAACGGATATAGATATCAAGATTTAAATAGAATTACAAGTGGATATTTTAGTGATGGTGATTTGACTAACGATACATTTTATAGGGGTTATATTCATGCTTATGAATTTGGACCTAAAACACAAACAAGTGATACTCCCTCAATGTTAATAATTGGGAATTCTTATACTATTTTAGAATATAACACCGGAGATGATTTTTATGGTAATAACTCGGTAGGTGCGACTTTTAAATATACCGGTATAACTAATTTCGATTGGACAAATGGGTCAAAACTCTTTTATGAGGGTAAATTTTTATATACACCTAAAAAATCAACACCTGTGGTACTTGTCGGAGCTCCTTGGCATTTTTATTTTGGTGTCACCAAAGGAGCCACGGCCATAAATAGATTCTTTACAAAATATTTAGGAATAGAAGAATTCAATGAGCAATAGAATAGATACAAAAATTATTTTAGGAAAAGAAAGATTTAAGTCCGCTATCAATACCGATTTATCTCTAAATCTTCCTTTGGACAACACTCAAAAAGAGATGGATGAGTTTGACCGTAGTGTTGTTTTGACTTTATCAGACATTTTTGACGAGGAAAGACAGGCGAGTTCAACATTTAGGTTTACGTTTAATTTAAGTTTTTTATTTTTTAATTCCTATTTTGGAACTTCATTATATGATACTTTCAGGAATCAACTTTACTATCTTGACCCTGAAAATTCATTCCAAACTGATATTTGGACTGGTTATCCGCAGTATCAAGAATTTGATTTTATAAGAACTGATAATGACGTAGTTGGTTACACTAAAAATCCCAATTCTCACTTATTATTTATAAATGAAAGGTCAACATTTTACAATTGGAATTTATATTTGACTTATCCATATCTAAATGACTCCAATAAAAGATTGAGATGGGATCTATCCCAAAGTCAAAATATTGTTTGGGCAGCATCACAAGGGATACCATATCAAATCATTAACCCTTATACATCAAACGGTCAAAATTTTATATCGTTAAAATGTCCAGTAAAACATAATTTCTCAGTTGGTCAATATGTTGAAATAACATATAATAATAAAAAATATATAGAAGAGGTATTATCTATCGGTAATGAGGGTTATAACTCGGATCATTATATAATTAATATCAGTCCTGTAAAGTTATTGAATATTCTTCCTAATGGACAGACAGGTACATTAAAAAGAATTGTTGACATAAATAGTAGTGGAGAATCAATTTCGATATATTATGTTAGAAAACACAGGGTTATAACAAATCATGATGATGTAAATCTTAACAAAGCGGGGTTTCAACAAAATGGTTTCGGGGTAAAAAATCAGTATCAATTTAGTGGTATTACACCTAATAACGTATCAAGGATTGCTCAAAGGCATGGTAATCAAACATATAATGTAACATTTAAAAGAGACATTAATACCCTACCGTTGAGGGACAATTTAAATAGACCGGTATCTGAAATGTATTTGACCGTGATTAATAAAGGATTTTTTGGATGGTTCCATGAACCTATCACCAATAATATTGGTATGAGGGAAGGATATGAATTTAATTTAACAAATTTTATTTCTCCTTATTGGAGTAATAATAATACTCTGATGAATATTTCAAACATCCAATTAGGCAACTATTCATCTAATGGTAGAACTTTTTATTATAACCAAAATTTGACAATTGGTGATGTTGTTAATGGTGACTTTTGTGAGTTTAATCAATATGAACAAAGAGAATATCTTTTATCTGATTTTTATCACAAAATGTATTTTAATAAAAATCATTTTACTATTAACGGTGTAGATATAAATAATCCCCCCGGATATTACTACAAACCACACCACAAAGTTCAATTAAGAGTTTATTCTGATTATTTAGAGGAGGCTCCGATAGACGATGTTGCGGGGGTTCCGGATTATGCTTATTATTCTCAATCTAAAGGAGTTCTAATTTGGAGAGACATATATACTTATGGGTATGTTGATGATAGAGGGGTGGGTGTTGATTTTCCTTTTATAAATGGAACTCATTATCCATCGGAAAATATAATATTCAGATTAAAACCTGAAGGAAACGTCCAACAAGACATAACCGCGATTGCAACACCGACTATAGATGAGTGTGAATAAATATAAAATATTATTTTCTGAAGTCGTTGAAAAAGGACTTGACATTCCAATCGAGATGAACTGGGATTTTTTGGGTAGAGGTATGGATTTGGATGCTTACCAGGAGAAAACAAGTAGAGAGGTTTTGAACTTGGATAAGGATTTTGAAGTTGCTAGATTTGCTCATTCAAAAAAAACAAATCCAAATAATATCGAGGCGACTGACATCAATTATGAGTTTTATTTTGTTAGCACTGGAGTAACGGCGCCAGATGTTCCTCTTGCGGTATGGGGTGCTGATTACAGAACACAAGGGTTTTCGGCAAAAAATGTTTATTTTTTTTCAAACCCGTTTAAAAAATCTTTTTTTAAGTTAGATTTTTATGATTCACCATTACAAAGTGGTCAAACAAACTATTTCACAATTATTTTACCAACACAACAAGGATTAACAACACCTGCAAATATAGGTTTCCAATTAAACGCCGACATAAAAACACCAAAATTCAAATTGGATTTTGTGGGTGATAAGGAAGGGTTTTTCATTTATTGGTTGAAAAATAGAGATTTTTTGGATATTTCAACATTTTATATGAGTGCTAAATTTTTTGATGCTAAGTCAGGAATATATATTAAAATGATGAACACAATACAAAAAAGTCCTAGTTTAAATGGAAATTACTTTAATTTTAAGCCGGAAGATTATTTTTATTACAAGGTTAAGTTGAACTATACGGATTTTACATATAAAGTTTATGATGTAAAAACAAACGGTCTTGTTGGATTTGACGGTAATCCGATAAAATGGTACGAATATGTTAATCCCTAATGACTGAAGATAGATACTATATAAAAATTTCACCTGAAAATATATTAAGTGATCTTGTTCAAGTTCCTTATACTGCATCTTCTTTTGTTATTACCGCAATTACAGGAAATTGTTGTTTTGTTACGACAATACCGAAAGGGGTTGGGTTCGTGACAGGAACAACCGGATACTACGTCCCCATGCAAAAGTTATTGAGTGGAGGAACAAAAGGAATTTCGACTTTAACAGGACTTACAATTCCAATACTTATGAGACAGAATAATGTGGATATTGGTTTTTATTCTGTATTTGATGG